TTGAAGCATTTATTAAGTTAGGACGTCCTGACCCAGTAGAATATGCCGACGAAACAGGTCCTGTTAGCTGGCAATTTGCAAAGAATCAAGTAGAAAAAGTATTATCAGAATATAAAAAATAAATTATGCCCTTAATTTCACACGAAATACCGAAAGCTTTATTTGACCGTCATGATGAGGTGAGTGATTACCCTTATGTACTAGGTCATTTATTAAGCTTGGATACAGAATATGCTGACTTTTATAAAGAAAAGCTTAAAACAGCAGAGTACTCTATATTAGATAATTCAGCATTTGAATTAGGCAAATCTATACCAATGGAAGAACTTTACGAGTTGGGTAAGGAGTATAAACCTACCCACCTTGTACTTCCTGATGTAGTAAACAACTACGATCAAACTTTACTTAATGCAAAAGAGTATTTAGAGAGTTACAGAGTAGAGGGACAGAAATACATCGGCGTATGTCAAGGCGATACCTTTGAGCAAATTGCAGAGTGTATAGATTACTACCTAAAAGAAAAAGTAGATATTATAGCATTACCTTTTGACTTAGTTGAAAAATCCGACTATGTAACAGTAAGAACTAGATTCTTAAACTGGTGGTATGCAAATAGATTTAATATGGGAATCGGATTACCTAAATTTCACTTACTAGGATGTCAGAATCCAGTAGAGTTTATTTTAATTAACGATTTAAATATTGTATTAAAGGGACTTATCTATTCATTAGATACTAGTTCACCGGTTATTAACGGTTGGGTAGGTAATGAATTAGGACCTCATGGCTTGACCGTACCTAAACCGAAAGCTAAATTAGCAGATAACTTAGATATTGAGTTGTCAGAAGAACAAATAAACCTTATTTTTAAAAATATAAAAACATTCCGTAGTTATGTCAGCAAGTAATATGTCAGAAGCAGCTGCTAAATCGTTAGGTTCAGCTAACTCCTATGCAGTATATACAGATACTTTCGATCCTAATCAATTAAATCCTATGCCACGTATTCTTGCACGTCAAGATTGGGGTATTACAGGAGATGAATTTGTAGGTTATGATACGTGGCATTGTCATGAAGCAACCTTTTTGTTAAATAACGGTTTACCGATGGCAGGTACTTTAAAGATAGTATGTCCTGCTAGTTCTGAATTTATGGTAGAGTCTAAATCTTTTAAACTTTACTTAAATACGTTTGATATGTGTAAGATGGGAAATACTATCCCGCAAGCTATTGAAAACTACGAAAATCAAGTAGCTAAAGATATTAGCGCATGTATTGGTGCAGAGGCTAAAGTAGCTTTCTTTAGACAAGGAGAAGAAAAGCTATACGAAGGAGATCCAGGTGCGTTTTATCTTGATATGTTACGTTTAATAGGTAATAAAGAGTTAGAGGGTATGGAGATTACAGACTATGCTTCTAAAGAAACTCATTTTAGTACTACTATTTCAGAAGAGGGTGAAGATTTATTTGTAATGACTAACCTTTTAAGATCAAGATGTAGACATACAAAGCAAAAAGATACAGGAGCAGCTTATTTCCGTATTATCACAAAGCAAAACAGAGTAGATTTAAAAGATTTACTTAAGGAGGTTATTGCATTACGTGAAGTTAATGAATTCCATGAGTTTTGCAGTGAGAAATTATTCAACTCTATTATGAATCATCCAGACGTTGAGGATTGCGTAGTAATGTTGTTGTATGCAAGACGCGGTTCATTAGATATTAACCCTGTTCGTGCTTCTAAGGAGTACTTAATTCCACGTGAATTAATCGATACAGGATTTTATACTAAAAAAGCAATGGGTCAATAATGAAAGTATTAGATAATTGGGGCTGTATGATAAGTATGACAGGCTCAGAAGTAGTAGCTATTAGTGAAAAGCTTGGGATTCTCCCTAGTTTAGTAGTAACTAATAACATTACAAAGATATCACCAAGAAACATGGAGATCTTTGGGGAAAATAACGTAGAGATAGTTAATGTACCGCAGAAGCCCTCTATAGTAGATTACCTACGTACGAGAATCAACTTAAAAGAGTTAATTACTCTACACGGGTACCTACGAATACTACCAGCAGAGCTTTTTCCTTACTTAGAGGGTGAAATTTATAATGGACATCCAGGCTTAATTACTGTTTATCCGGAATTAAAGGGTTTTAATAAGCAAGAAGACGTTGCCGGAAATCAAGAAAAGTATCCTTACTGTGGATCTGTAGTTCATAAGGTGATTCCGGAACTAGATGCTGGCGAAGTTGTATCGGCTTACCAAGTTATTAATAGAGCAAATACTATAGATGAAGCTTATAGTATACTTCGAGAGACTTCTTTAAATTCCTGGGTACATTTCTTTACTAATATTTGGAAGTTCGATGAAAAGTAGTTATTTTTACTAAAAGACACTTATGAAGATATTAATAGGATCGCATGGAACTGGTAAGACTACCTTATTAAAAGAGGTATCTACCAGTTTTCCTGATTATTATGTAACTGACGGGTTTTCTCGTCCTGTAATTAAGATTGGAAAGATGTTAGAGTTATCTAACGACGAAAAGCAGTATGCAATTAACGAGTTATCTGCTTGGGCTTATGAAAATTACTTAAAGCATAAAAATGTAATTAGTACTCGTAGTTTAGTAGACTGTATTATCTACTCTCGAATCTTAACACCTGATGTTAATATTGATGAGATTAGAGACTTATTTGAAAAAACTAAAGATCAAGTAGAGTACTTCTTCTATATCCCTATTGAGTTTGACTTTGTAGATGATCCAGATAGATTAAGTCATGAATTACAGATTAAAATTGACGGAATTATACAAAAATTCATAAAAGAGTATATACCTGAAGAAAAAGTCGTAACTTTAAGAGGTACGGTTCAAGAGCGTTTAGATCAAATTTCAAAATACTTATAATATACAATATGACAAGAAATAAAAATATAGACATCGATAGTTTAGAACTTGCTAAAGCAGGTTGTGCTAATGGTATTAGTTTACAATTACAAGAAGCTATTAAGAATGGTAAAGACTCTCTAAATGAGTACGAAAAACATCAGATTATTGAAGAAGCGTCAAAGCATTACGGTAACTTCTTAACTGCATTAGGTGTAGATTGGGAAAATGATCCTAATAGCTCTAATACTCCAAAGAGAGTAGCTAAGGCTTACGTTAATGACTTATGGAGAGGTAGATATGAGCATTTAAGCTCTGTTACTTCGTTTCCTTCTGACGGTTATGACGGGGTAGTTTTTGAGGGAGGTATTCCCATTACGAGTATGTGTTCTCATCACCACCAAACTATTAACGGTTTATGTCATATTGCTTATGTACCTACTTTAGAGGGAAGAGTAGTAGGTTTAAGTAAGTTAAACCGTATTGTAGAGCATTTTAGTAGAAGAGGTGCTATTCAAGAGCAATTAACTGTAGCTATTCATAATGCAGTAGATAAGATTTGTGAAGATAATATCGGTGTTGCTGTAATGATAGAGGCTACTCACAACTGTGTAAGCTGTAGAGGAGTTAAGCATCAAGGTGCTAGTATGAAAACATCTAAATTATCAGGATGCTTCTTAAATGAAGATTCAGCTAGATTAGAGTTTTATGAATTTGCTAAAGGATATCCACGTAGTTAATGAAATCACAAGGACTAGGCGATACTATTGCAAAGATTACAAAGTTTTTCTGTATTGATAAGCTAGCAGATAAGATTGCTCACTTATTAGGTTATGAAGATTGTGGTTGTACTAGAAGAAAGACAACTTTAAATAAACTATTTCCATACACAAAGAAGAAAAAATGATTATAATCGATTTACAAAAGTATAAAAGTATTGAACATGCTTTAAAGGTGTATAAACAAAAGCATAATAAGATAGGTACTGTTCAAGAGTTACGTGATAGACAGGTATTTACTAAACCTTCTGTTAAACGCAGAAAAGAAGTATTAAACGCAAAATATAAACAACAAAAATACGGAAATTAGTTATGTTAAATTCAGATCAGATAGTAGAGAAAGGTCTACTTAAATTAGAGCAATCTAAAGGTAAAAAGGCTCAAGTAGGATATGATTTATCTTTACAAGAGGTTAAACAAATTAGACAAAATCCTCAAGATAAGATTGGGGTAGTATTAAAGAATAAAACTAATCTAGCAGATTACACTACTACACCAAAAGTGCAGTTAGATGGTAATATGGGATGGTTGTTATATCCTGGTACTTACGAAATTACTTTCTGGGAAGGATGTAAATTACCTGCAGATTATGTAGGCTTAATTAGACAAAGGTCTTCTTTGTTAAGAAATGCTGCAATTATTCATTCATCAGTATTTGACCCGGGATTTGAAACCGAGTTTATGGGTTGTGTAATGAGAATAAATGAAACTATCTTTATAGAGGAAGATGCGAGAGTAGCGCAGATCTATTTTCATAAGTGTGAAGAGGTAACTGAATTATATGACGGGCAATTCCAAGGAGACAAACAAAGAGGATAATGCAAGAAAGAGAATCACATACAAATTGGCATTTTAGAATTAGCGTATTGAAATCAGCCTTACGTATTATAGCAGGTATTGCTTTATTATCGGATAGTATGATGGCGGCAGGATGTTTTTTTATAGTAGCCGAAATATTAGGTATAATAGAAGAATTATAAGATGCAAGAAAAAAGTTATGTCACAGTTAATAGTAAAGATACATTAAAGGAGTTAATAGAGCATATTAATTCTAGTGAACTCGTTGCGTATGATACAGAGACCAATAGTTTAAATCCCCGTAAGGGTTTAATTATTGGTTTTTCTGTTTCTGGTGAGATTGGTAAAGGTTATTATATGCCAATTCGTGAGTGGAAAAACGAGCAATTAGTAGAGCTTGAAATAGAAGGTACTAATGCCGATAAGTTAGCTAAATATGCTATAGGTCAACTACTAAAGAAAAAGTTAATAATGCATAATGCATCATTTGACGTTCGATTTACAAAGAACTTCTACGGCATAGACTTACTTCCAGCATTGCATGCAGATACTGCTTTACTTGTACATACAGTAAAAGAGGAAGGAGCATTTGGATTCGGTAATCCTTTTGGGTTGAAATCTATTGCTAAAATGGTTCAAGCCGATATTGGCTTAGATGTAGAGTCGGAAGCCAATGAAGAGCAGTTAGAGTTAAAAGCTAGCATCAAAGCAAATGGTGGTGCTGTATCAAAGGATAACTTTGAGATTTATAAAGCAGATATGAAGATATTATCCAAGTATGCTGCAGCCGATACCGATTTAACTTTACGTATTTACTACCATTTCTTAAAAGTATTACAGGAAGAGGGTTTAGAGTATTTTTTCTTTGAAGAGGAGGTAATGCCTGTTTATAGAGAAGTAACTATTCCTATGGAAGAACACGGTATTAGACTTAATGTAGCTCTTATTCAAAAAACTCAAACTAATATTGCAAAAGACTTAGAGGAACAAGCTACTGCTGTTGTTAAAGAGTTATTAGCTTTATCACAGGTAAGGGGTTGGATATTAGAACAAGCTAGAACGGCTTATCCTCCTAAGCATAAAGGTACCTTTGCACAAAGGTTATTAGAGCAAAACGGTATTGAATTACCTAAATCAGAAAGAACAGGTAAATTTACTATAAATAAATCAGCTATTACAGCTCTTGCAGAAGGACCTATTAAAGACTTCTTAATGACAGGCGATGAAAGTTATCTAACTAAAGAACAAGTAGCTAAGGTTAGTATGACTTTATGGAAAGAAGATAACGATGGTCAATTTTTTAATATTCAATCTAAAGATCAATTAGGTAAGATTGCATTCGATGTATTAGGTGAGAAACCCTTATCAACTACCGATAAAGGTAAACCTCAATTTGATGAGGATATGATTCAGTCTATAAGTGATAAGTACTCATGGGCTAAGCATTTACGCTTATATAACAAACTTACTAAGATTAAAACTGCTTATGTTGATCGGTTCTTAGATGCAGCAGAAGATGAAAGGTTTTATCCTTACTTCAAGCAAAATGGTACTGTATCGGGTAGATACGGTTCTGACTTACAACAATTACCTAAACCTCTAGAGGAGGGTCAAGAAGAGGCTCTATTAACAGGTTATACTAATGTAGTTAGAGCTTTCTTTATTTGCGATGAAGGAACTAAGTTATTAGATACTGACTATGCATCATTAGAGCCTAGAGTATTTGCTACTGTAGCAGGTGATCAAGGTTTAAAGGATATTTTTAATAACGATTTAGATTTCTATTCTCACATTGCTATTAAAACAGAGAAGCTTGAAGGTGTTAGTGCACATACTCAAGCACCTAACTTCTTAAAGAAAGTAGATCCAGTTAAAAGACAAACTGCTAAAGCCTATTCCCTGGGTGTGCCTTACGGTATGTCAGGTTATGCATTAGCTATGTCATTAGGGGTAGATAAGAAAGAAGGAGAGAGACTTGTTCAAGGTTATTTAGATGGATTTCCACAATTAAGAGAGTGGAGAGAAGAGTCTCGTAAGTTTATAAAAGAGAATGGTTATATTAAGAATAAAGTAGGCCGTATTAGACATTTACCTAAAGCAAAAGAGATTTATGCTAATTTTGGTGATAAGATAATAGATGATTGGCGATTCAGAAAGGAGATAGAAAGACAGTACGGAGTAGATGCAGTTACTACGTTATATAGAGATTATAAGAATGCTTTAAATAACTGTTTAAACTATCAAATTCAGAGTTATTCTGCTAGCATAGTAAACCGTGCAGCTCTTCAAATAAACCGTAAATTCCGTAAGGAAAACATAAAAGGACAGGTAATTGCGCAGATTCATGACCAGTTAATTTGTCAGGTAAGAATAGAAGATGTAATAAAGGCCTGTGAGATTGTACGAGATTGTATGGAAAATACAACTAAGCTAGATGGCGTAGAATTAATAGCAATTCCTGAAGTAGCAAATAACTTTAAGGACGGACACTAGGTTTTATTTAAAGCCAGTAAAATCAAGGACGAACAGCTATATAAAAGGATAGAAAATACTAGTATCGTAGCATAAAAATGTATTTATTATAAACACATTAAGCATGAAAAATTTATTATTCGCAGCCTTACTGATGATTACATCTATCGCTGCATTTTCACAAGAGCAACCAAAAAGACAATTACCTAATCAATTTTCTGACTACACTCAGTTTCAGAAAGATCACCAAGTTAAAGGTAATTTTCATCAAAGACCTGAATTTAGACCTTACCGCTTTCCGGTGCATCCAAAACCTGAAAGAATTATCGTTAAAGGTGATAAAGTAATCGTTATTTTTAATAAAGCTGATTTTCTGAGATTAAGACCGGAAGTAATTGAAAAACAAAAAACAGTGTTTAAAGAAAGAGAACGTAGCAGGTTGCATAAATTAATGGAAGAAAAATTTAACCAGTAATACATTAACAATAAAGACCCTCTTTTATAGAGGGTTTTTTTATTAAAAGTTGGTTGTTCTCGTAAAATCCTATATATTTATAAGAAATAAGGTACTTTGGTAGGCCTTAAGTTATAAACAATTTTTAAACCGTTCACCGTAAGGGAACACAAAACTAAAACATATGACGCAATTATTACGTCCATTTGAGCTAGATCCATTTGACTTGCTCTGGAGAAACTTACAAGACACAC